CATAGACTGTGGCTCAACATCAGTGAGAGTTGCATCTGATGCCACGCCAAGCTTACGCAGTGCTGCCCTGACCAGATCGCCTTTAGTCTTTATCTGCATCGCTTACCGCCTTGGGCTTACGTCCTTTGCGCGGCTTGGCATCGCCTGATTCCGAGGACAGCAACTTTGAAGGATGGTTAAACCAGCCATCTTTGACATATTCGGGAAGTTCGCTGGAGTCGATGACCTTCATCTGAGCCATTACGCCCCATACCATGACGCTTCCACCTGGCTTATAGATTGCTATTTTCATAGCCACTCCATAAAGAAAGGGGCCGAAGCCCCTGTTGGTTACGCAGTCTGACCAGGCAGGCCAACACCGATTGCTTCCGGACGTGTCGCGTTCACGCCATACCACAGTGCAATACGGCACAGGCCGGACAGGGTGGAAATATCACCCTGCGTAGCGAAGATACCGTTAAGGCCGACATCCGGGATGCTGAATGAGGTAGTTTTCATACCTGCAAACAGTTCGTGGTTGGCCGGAATAGGCTGAGACACAATACGGATGGCGTCATCAGCCCAGAACACGTTGGTGCGAGCATCCTTAACGTTCAGGATGTTCACCGCCATCGCATCAGCCAGCGAGGTGTTAACGTTGGCGTATGCCCGTTGCTCAGGAGAAAGAGAAACATCATCCAGTGCTACAGGCTTCGGCGTGATTTCAACGTGAGTACTATCAACAACGCGAACTACGGAGAAAGTCGCGTCCTGCGCCAGTACGTTCTTAGCCATCTGACCAAGGAACTTCACGCCAGCAAACGAAATTTTGTCGCCGCGTTTCAGGCCGGTAGTTGCAGACAGGGTGACGGTAGCAAAACGGTTATCAACGTTAACTTTGTTGCCATCGTTATCCAGTTGCCATGCGACAGGCTTGAAGGACTGCGCACCGGATACAGTGATGCCAGTTGCGGTGGATTTGGTCAGCACAGGAAGTTTCGGAGAGCGCAGGACATCATCGAAGCCAGCAACCTGACGCTGGATAGTGCCATCGCGGTATGCTTCTTCAGGGATGCGCCCGAAGATATCACGCTTAGTCAGGTCATAACCCGCCTTTTTGTAGTCCTGTGGGTTGAAGAAGTACGATGTCCCCATGTCGCGGTTAAGTTCGCGGGAGAACATGATTTCTTCTGCATCGGCCACAAAGTTCCATGCGTCTGCGGTGTTCGTGCCGATAGCGTCCGGCGAAGTGATAACCAATGACCCCATCTCGGCGGCCATGTTTGCGACTTTCAGCTCAACGTTGTTAGCCAGTTTGCGGGCTGCGGACTGGATTCGGTGACGATACGCAGTCTCGTCTCGCAGGTCATCTGCGCGTAACTGGAAGAAGTCGTTATCCGGCTCTCCCATGTTTACCGCGACGTTAAGCTCCAGTAACCCTGTCGCTTTATCAGTTAAATCCCAACCCTCCTGAGTGGGGGACTCCTGCTCTACAGGCATCCAGATGGTATTGCTGGAGCGCTGCATAGAAGCAGCTGGCGGGGTGTATTTCTTGGCTTTCTGCGCCATTGGAGTGATTGCGGAGATGGTTTCAATAATCTCATCCACCGCCAGTGTAACAATTTGACCTTCGTTCAAAGCCATTATCGGATTCCTTTAAGTTTTGCCTTTAGCTTGCGGTAGGTTTCCACATCTCCCTTGCTCGCAGCCGCATCCATCTGTTTACGAATGGCATCTTTATTTGCTGCGCTGACATCACCGGTAATCGGCTGGTCAGCAGGGGGAGCGGAAGAGATTTGTTTACCGCGAGGCTTGAGAGTTAAGCGTTCGGATAGTCGAGTTAGTTCAATCAGCGCGGACTGCCCATCCATCGCCAGTAACTGGCGGGCTTTCTCCGGGTTTGCCCCCAGGTGATACATGAGCGCGGCGGACTTCTCCGGGAACAGGCGCATAATGTCGGCCCCAACCGCAGGCGGAACCAGTTGCATAAATGCGTCTTCTTTCTCCTGATAGTCAGGGATATTGAGCTTTTCCGCCGCGTCGTAATGTTTGCGGGCAGCTTCGACATATTGCGCTGATTGCTGGGTAAACTCCTGAGTCTTGCGGCCCTGTTCTGCTACGGCATTGCTGCGGGCGTCCTGCGCTTTCATTAGCCATTCGGTATTAGCAGCATTGAAAGCGGCAAGCGCACGGCTGTTGTCATAGTCATATTTGGCCAGGCCTTCTTCTGACAGATAGGCGTTAATGTCCGGCTGAGGCGGAAGGTCAGGGTTTACCCGTAAACTCTCCGGCAATTCTCCGCGTTTAACTGCTTCCATCTGCTGCTCAAGCTCGCGCTGTCGTTTGCGCTCGATGCGGCGGCGGGCGAATTCTGCGTTCTTTGCCGGGTCTTGTTTTGGTGCTGTCTCATCGTCCTTCAGGACAATCTCAAAGCCCTCTTCCTGACCTGCATTGTCGTTGGCATTATCGACAACTAAGCTATCAGCAGATGCCGCTGCATGATCGCCGGACAGGGTTAAGTCTTCAGTTGCCTGAATTTCGGTGGTTGGTTCCATGATTAACTCTCTCTTATTGAGGTGTCTCGGCTACACTGCCGGAAGGTTGATTTTGTCTCTGCGATTGCAGGATGTTGGCAATGTCCATTCGCTGCTTGTGCGTCTGTTCATCGCCTTTAAGGAGTAACTCAGCATTTGCGCGAGCATCTTCGCTGCGGTCCTGCTGGAATGAAGCAACGGTTTTAAGGAACTCTCTAAACTCAGATTGTTTACTGAGGTCCATGTTGTTGAAGATTTCTGCGATTCTGGCAGCGTTAAGCTGGTTCTGCGCTTCGACTTTAGCTGCATCGATTTGCAGGGACAGCGTCTGGTTCTGAGCTTTAGCCAGTTCAGCCTGCCCCTGCAGGAGTACGCCCTGAGCCTGAACCATTGCCGGGTCTTGTTGACCTTGTTTGGCTTGTTGCGCCTCTACTAACCATTGCTGCTCTTCAGGCGTTTCTGGCTTCTTAACGCCCATCTGAATAAGCTGCTTATTGGCATAATCGCGCATCATCTCAACGCCTTTGCCATCAAGCAGTGTGAAGTACTGAAGCAACAGCAGTTGATATTCTGGCGTTCCCTGCGGCGTCTTGCCGAGCAACTCAAGAATTTCTGAGCGGTTTTGCTGCTTCATGGACTGGAATGATGGTCCAACATCCGTGTAGCACTCATAGCGCCCCCTGATATCGTTCAGTACCTGCCGTTCACCAGTGGCAAGGTCAACAACCTCAGCCATTAGCTGAACATCTTTTTCGCTGCCATCCTCAAGGGTGATTGTCACGTTGCGAGGAACATCGTAGATGTCATTAACTATCGACTGGTAAATCTCACCGTCACGGCGCATAGCGGTAGCCAGATTATCCTGAAACACGTATGTCTCAAGGTCAGCACGCATGTTTAGCTGGTTAACAGTGTCGTAGGCTACCTGTCCACCGTTTACCGCCTCTGCATCAACACCTAGAGTTGCAACCTCTTTTACTGCACTGGTTGCAGCTTCCAGCATATAGGCATTGGCCTGTGGGACTTCCGGATTTTCATAGTATGCCAGCGGCTGAGTTGGCATTTCTCCGTTGTTCTCATCCGTGCGATTGAGCAGGTAATACGGGTAATCGTCGTTACCGTCATACATATGCTCAAAGCCTGCAATCTGTTCAGGCCAGAAGAACGGCTTCTTCTTCGGAGTGCGGGCCACGATGTCGGCGTTGAACGACATAATCATGTTGCGCAGACGCTGACCGTCTTTTGTCAGGCGGACGACACCCTCATACACTTCTTTATCTTCAACGAAGCCCCACTCGCCGAATACCGGAACAATGGGGATATGTTCGCCAGCAATGAGCTGTTTGTCTTTCAGTACAGCGGTGCAGGTGATAATCGATTTGTATACCCGGCGTCGCTTAATCTGGCGCTCTGCAATTTTGATAAATCCACTATCAGCCAGGTCGTCGATGACGTCTTTAATATCGCGCTTAAAGTAGCTTACCGGCTCACCCGTAACCGGGTCTTGGTAGATAAACGCCGTCTCTTTCTTCTCGACCACTTCGTAAAACTCAGCGATCTGAATTGTGTCCTGCGTCAGCCATGGAAATACCCAATCGTTGGGGTTCTGGAATGATGGAATATCATCAGCATCGAGGTCGTATTTTTCTGCGAAATCCTCCCAGCCATTCTGGCTCATTGAGTGGATAACTGTGCAGTGACGGGCATCGGACTTGTCCATCAGCTTGCTGTTACTGTCCCAGATAACATGGGAGCAGGCACTATGGATAGGCTCTCGACGGATAACCTGATTGTTGCTCGTTGGACTTTGATCTTCGTAGTCAGTGACCAGACGCCACGCACCTACGCCAGATTCAATCTGCTCACGAACAGCGACATTGACCGCGATTTTTGCCGTGTTGTGCCGCATGTCTGTACGATACATACCCATAAGCACATCAGCGGCGTCAGGACTTGCTCCATCCTTTGGACGATACAGAACATCAACAGGGTTCTGACGCATCTCAGAAACGAGTTTTCGCACCACAGGACGTACCACATCGAACTGCCCGCGATATTGTAGGGTTGTGTATTGTGATAGCCAGTCATCCCACTGAGATACGCGGGAGAAGAAGAGATCATTCTTGGCCTCCCTTCTGGCTTCATCGCTCGCCATCCAGTCTGCGTCAAACTTACACAGAATGGAATTGAGTCTGTTTTCGTCGGCCATTTAAGTTCTCCGTGCGATGGGCCTGATTGGGGCTGGTATCTTTTTCTCTTTTGGTTTTTTGATGTCGCGCATCATTTTGGCGAAGCGGCGCATCATGTATGCATAGCGAACGGCTGATAGCACGTCGTCGTTAAGCTTGACGATCTTCCCGTTTTCATCACGGTGATAGAGGCGAAACTCCTCAAAAAATGGCTCACAGGTGTTGAATACTTTGAAGCGACCATCAAGCATCATGTCGCGCAATTCAGTGATGCCAGGCTCAACAGCATTACCGCCATCAGGCCATGTCGCATGCTCCTGCAACATCATAAAACCAGCGTCGGCATACTGCCCTTTGAGCTGCTCACCGCCGCCCTTCTCATGCTGGTTTCCGTCATGAGGCCATGCGGTTGGCACTTTATGCGCCCACGATTTAACGGCTCCCCATGCCTGAACAGCTGTTTTTTCTTTCGCCTTCCACACGCGTGAAACGTAGATTGTGTCTGCGTCCTTATCCCACCAAAGCTGAACCTGCGCCTGTGGGTGATCCCATCCGAAATCCATACCGCCAATTACGTAGAAGTGATCAGGACACTCGAACGGCTGACACTTAATCGTCTCTTCCGGTATCTGGAAGATTCGACCGCTACCCATCGTCGGAATCCCGCGAGCACGCGCCTCTCTCTCATGCTCGGGATAGGATGCGATGATTTGCTCTTTCTGCTCGTCTGTATAGTGCTCAGCGTCATAGATGGTCATGTTGACCACTTTCTGCGACTTGCTGGGGTTCTTCAGGAACTTGGTAACAACGTCAGACATCCCCATCAGCGGGGTAAACGTCAGAATTGAGAATTGCCCGTATTTGTTGGTACGGGTAAGACCTTCGCCATAAATGCTGTATGGTGGCTCTTCGTCAAACCACACGCCGTGGATTGTGTCACCCTGCCAGCGAGCACGGCCTTGCGAGTATGGTTTGAAGTAGCAGATTGAAATGCCATCTTCAACGCCATCAGCCGTGTGATGCTTAACCAGAAGGTGATCAACAAGGTTCGGAAAGAAAGGAGACTTCTTCCAGCTAATGATGTCCTCTTTCGGTATGGAACCGTAGCCTGGCTCGTCATTCTCTTCGATACGACCGCACAGGATGCGTTGAGTCGTTTTGGTTACAGTCTCGTTTGTCTCGCCGCC